GAGTCTTGATACAGTTCTGGATAATTTGAAGCTATATTGGCTACAGGATTGTCTATATAGTCTTGTGCTAAATAAGGAACTTCGTACCAATAGTTTCCTGAAGAATCTTGAGCGCTGATTATGGATATTATATCAGTGTCGTTTATTGTAACAGTAGGAAAGCGTTGAGCAGCTCCAAAAGTAAAAGAGGTTGTTTTAGCTACACCAGAAATAGCTGTTGTTTTCTTTTTTAATAAATAATTTATAGGTTCTCCTAAATTATTAGTTTGATAAACGTTTATTTCTGTTTCGTCCATAGAAGACGATGTTCTAAAATCAACTTTTTGGGGAACAAAAAACGTAGAAGAGTTATTTACGTTTGATGTAACTACCATACCTGGGGAAATTGTCAAAGCATAGTTAAAATCTGGATTTAGTAGTCCGAAGGTTCTAATAGACGGAACTACTTGAAAAACCTCTAAATCAACAACTGCTGCTGATGTTACTTTTGGTCTATATCCCAAAGTATTAGCTAAAGCGAATAAGTTATTTTTTTGTTTTGAATACTGTAAAAAAGTTTCTTGTATTTGATTGTCTAAATAGTAAGACAACACATCACCCACGTACGAAGCCATGTTTATGAACATGCTACCTGGTGAGGCTTGAGAAAAGTCGTTATAAGAAGTTGGAAAATAAGATTTTGCGTATTCTATTAAATCCGATTTAAAAGTATCAAAATCTTTATTTAAGTATTTTATATCTGGTTTTGTTGCCATTACTGATTCTCTATTTTTAGAATGATTGAATCGTTTTCGTTAGTATTTTTTAAAGTATAACTAAAGTTTATTTCTACAAAAGAAGTATCTTCTGTTGGTGTTATTGTTAACTGTCGTATAGATACGTTAGGAAAGTTAGATTGAACAGAAGATAATATGTAGTTTTCTAATCTAGTAATAGATTCATCCGTAATTTGCTCAAATAAAGCAGATCTTAATCCAGCACCAAAATTTGAAACAAAAGGCGTTTCTCTACGATCAGTTAAAAGATAATTTATTAGGTTATATTTAACTTGTTCTTTTGTAGTATATACACTAGTAAATACATTTTGAGCAGAAAACGGAATCTTAACGCCTATTGCTGTAGAAGGTTTTAAGTCAAGCGGTGATATTTGTTTTAACCCGTAGGCCATTATTTAATGTTCATTTTTTTCATTATATCGCTAAAATCAGGTACGGTATCTATTCTTACCATTTCTATATTGCTGCTTTTTACAGCTGAATTTATCATTGAATCAACTGATCCCACATTTACCTGTGGTTGGTAATTTGGCATACCTCCCATAGTGTGAACGTCGTCGCTAGTCATGCTTATTGCTGTTTCGTTGAGTAAGCTAGCTAAGGGATTATTCCCCGAAAACGTTGGAGGTTTGGGTACTGATTCATTTAGCGTTAATGGTATAGAACTCTTTTTTACTTGTTTTTCTAAACCTTTTTTATAATCAGTTACCGGTGCTGAATGCTCACTAAGAATTCTTGGCAATTCTTGCTTAAGCGCGTTTATTACCTCTTCTCTAATAATTTGTCTAAGTGCTTTTATTGAGCTCATATCTTATAAATATTTAGTTATTAATTTTAGTACTAAGACAACTTTTTTAAGTCGTACCTATAATTTTTGTTGTTGTCCGGATCCATTTCCTCTTTTGCTATATCCAAAGCCTGTTTATCAGTTTCAGCCTTTGTTTTTATTGTTTTTATTAAAAAAGTTGGTAAGGTAGACGGTGGAATACGGGCATATACCTTTATTTCGTAATCATACTCAGTAACAGTTTGTCTAGTTTGTCTACCAAGAGTTGCATTCAATCTTTGTCTTTCTCTTAAAACAGCTTTTCTTGCTCTTCTTTGTAGCCTACGACCTCTTTTTAATCCGCCAACAAACGATTTCGCTTCGTTAGCCATATTTAAGTCAGAACCCTCGGGATCATCATTGAATTCAGCTAAACTATCTACTATTGAATCAATTCCGTCAAGATCAGGATTTATATTAAGATCATCATTTGATAGATACGCGGTTGCGTAGTTTATTGTAGCTAATTCGTTGTCTGTATATAAACTATTATCTTTTTTAATTAGCCCTTTTTGTTGTAGTAATAATTTTACTTCATTTATTATTACGTTATCATCTGATGCAAATGTGGGTTGTGATTGAACTTGTACTATGCCTTGATTATTTAAAGCTACACCATATCTTCTTCTTAATCCAAACGACTCTTCTATAACCTGTTCAGTTATAATGTTTATTGTAAACTGTCCTAATTGAGATCTGGTAGATCTAGTTAAATCATTTTGTTGTTTATTATCTAAAAAAGCTTGTAATTCATTAGTTGTTATTTGTAAACCATCAATAGTATTTTGTATATCACTCAATAGATCTTGAGGTGGATTAGCACATCTTTGTATACTCGCTAATAAATTATTTACTTTTGAAATAATCTCATTTATTATTGGTAGTAGAGTGTTTAATAAAAGCGATATGCTATCCAATACAGTTGATATTTGACCTAATCTAACTTCAAAAGTTCCTGGTCCCTTTTTCTGTATTTGATTCAAAGCGTCAGCTGTCGTATTTGTAATACCAACAGTTGTAAATTGATTTGGAGCAGGAAAAGCTTTAAAAAACCTAATTATCACTTTGAATACAAATATTAATACAGAAAATACGCGTATTATTACAGAAGCTAGTTGTATAACATTTTTTATATTATTACAAATATTTTGAATCTTTTTTAAAGTTTCATTTATTTTTTTTAAAGTTGGAATTATATCTTGCGGATTAAAATTTTTTAATAAATCTTTTAATTCTCTTTTTAATATATCTCCGCCAAACTGTGCAATAGAACCCGCTGGATTATTTAGAGATTGTATTAATACGCAGTATTGCCTAATTTTTGCAACAGTATCTGTTATTTTTTTAAATTCTTCATTAGATATTTGTCGATAATCTGTGTATTTATTAAAATAGGCTAGCTTATCGCTTACAAAATTACCTATATTTTTTATTTGGGGAAAAGCATCTAATAATAGCGCAAGATCTGGATCTATGGGCTGTACCCTAATAGGGTTTGATAGATCTGATATAGTTTGGGTAAAATTTGCAAACTGTATTCTAATCTTTGAAAGTAATCTTAGAGCACCTATTTTACCATCAGGACTATCCAAATTATTAAAATCATTATAAAATCCGTCTATTTCCGTTTGTACGTCAAAAGCTGTTTTTTGAAATCTCCATTTAATTTTACCAAAAAAATCATCAGGCTGTTTCGATGGATCAAATCTACCTTCTCCCAAATTAATATTACCTATTTGATTATTTATATAATCTAGTAATTCACAAAAATCGATAGAAGCTAAAGAATCTAATACGGGTATTATGCCAGCATCTAAAGGATTTCTTCTTCGCTTATTTTTCTCATCTCCAAGTTGTTCTCCTTTTCCGTAAAAAATAGTGTTTAAATAAGCTGTTATGTCAATTATTGTGAAATTAATATTAATTATTACTTTCTCCAAACCCTTTGCGTCGGATTTAGTTTTGTTTTTTATGCTTTCTGAGTATCTTGAATTGAAGCTCATTATTTAGTAAAGCTGGTTTTTGACAAAGTTAAAGGTAATTGGCTTTTTAAGTCTGCACACTCTTTAGACAATTGTTTAGCGAAAGTCGCTAATTTTAGCATTGCTAGACCCAATTCTTTATTTGGTGGGATTTCTCCAGCAGAAACAGATTGTAATTGAACTGCCATTATAGATAACTTATCTAAAAAATTAACAAACTTATTTATATACACGTCTCCTAAAACTAAAGGAGATGATGCGTCTAAAGACCCTAAATTTACTTTTGGAGATTGTAGTATAATTTGTTTTGTAGCGTCTAAATTTACTGTATTAATAGAAGATATTCCTACTGCTTGTTTACCAAATATTAATATAGAGTCTTTTTTAGATTGAAAATGTAATCTGTCAGAACAAAGAATTATTTGATTTCCTTTATATGGTATTTCAGGATAATAGGCCATTTAATTTATTTTTATTGTTTATTCGCCCTCTTTTGGAGAATCTACCGCGGTTGGTAAAGAAAATCTATCTTGTTCAACAGCGTTTTTAGATTCATTACTTCTTTGTATTCTTGTTACTTTTTGTACATCTGTTTCAATAGTTTTATTTGACTCTCCAAACGAATTTAAAGGAAACGAAGTAGCATCATTAATATCAATAACTTGACCTGAGGTTAACCATATAGTAGCGTCATCCCTATTTATATTTTCTACAGTAGGTTCAAAGTAATCGGGGGAATCCTGAGGACCTTGACCATTTCTAATTATGGTGATTGGTTTTCCCAAAGCTCCATATTTTGACCAAGAATTTAATTGTTTTGTTATATTAGTGCTACCAAAACGTATTGATTGCCCAAATCTTGATTCTATGATGGTATCTCCTTCAAATGGCCTTAGACTGCGAATATCTTTAATTTCAGAGAACATATAGCCTAAAGGAAGTTTTCCTATATTATCTTGATCAACTGTTGTGTTCTGTACTTGAACAGTTTCCAACTGAGAGTTTAAATAATTAGCATATTCTTTTAAATTCGGAAAAGCGTTGTGATTTACAGAATTCCACAAAGAATATGGCGGAAAATAATACATTCCTTGCTCTTCAGCGCTATCGTTCATATCTGAATCAGGACCAGGCATTATAAGTACTATCTCAGATATTAATGGATACTGTTTTATAGCACTAAATATGGGATACGCTGGTCGCGAATCGCCTTTACCGCTTGGAAAGTTTTTAGTAGAATAAAGTAATTCGTACGATATTTTACCTATGTCTTTTGGATTGCTATAATTTGGATCTTTAACGCCGTCGTATCTAAATTCTCCTAAGCATATACTTTTTACTCTACCAACAGCAAATAATCCACCTTTTTTACCACCAAATCCACCAGTATTACCCGTACCGTACAAATGATCAGCCATTATCCCTCTATTTTTTTAGGTTCTGTAGTATAGCTTATCGATTGGACTTCTTCGAACAGCTTTTGTATGTCTTTTTCTGATATTACGTCTTCAGACTGGTCTGATTTTTTAGCGTCTGAGCCTTGTTTAAACAGCTGTAGTATCTTAAGAAGCACTTCGTTGTTCTTTACGCTAGTGTCTAATAGATCTTTTATGTGAGGAATCATGACAATAGCATCGCCAGGACCTTCAATGTAACCAGATAGTCTCTCTATTTGTTCTTTTAGTGTATCTTCTTGGTCTTTTTGTTTATCGTAAACCTCCTGTATTAAATCGGAGATCTTTTTGCCTGAGAATATTTCCTTTTCCAGTTCCATAGGCTTTTAAATAAATATCTAGTAGTCTGATTTTCTTATGTGATCTTCTAAAACCTGTTTATATACCGCTTTTAAGCGCTTAATGACTCTTGTTATTGAATTAGTTGGCGCATCCACCATCTCTTTTACGTAGATATATATTAATTTTTTATTGAATAGATCCAATTCTTCTCGTTTTTTAAATATTTCTAATATGCATATTGCTACACGAAGATCGTTTTCGTTTTGAAACATATCGAAAACTTCAAGATCTAATTTTTTAATAAAAATGTCTGTAACCACAGTAACGTCAAGATCTTCTTCGAATTGATTATAAATTAATTTATCTATAGTACCGTTGTCGTTATCTATGTCCTCTACCTCAACTTTACCTATTTTATTCGCGTAGTTCTTCTTATTATAAACTATGAGGTATCTTTTTACTATTGTACCAAAATAAGAATACGCTTTACCCTTCGATTCGTCGTAAAGATCCATCTTTTGTAACAAAAAAGATATTATTTCGTATTTCAAATCTTCTATAGACTCAGAATCTAAGTAATAAAACTTAAAAGTGTGAATTATGTTTTCTGCTAATTTATAAAAAGCGTAGTGTATTTTTTCTCTGTATAATTTGTCTCTTTCGTCTTGACTTTTACTAGCTCTAAATAATAGTATAGCGTCCTGAGTTTCTTGCGTAAAATACTCGTTACTTTTCTTTGGCTTTCTTTTTCGTACCTCTCCTTTTTTTGTTAGGAGCACTTGATCCTGTACTACGTCCATTAGGTGTGTTTCCATGCTGTTAGTCTACGTATGATTGAATGTTTGATTGCATCTCTTTTATCTTTTCGAATAGCGCCAAGAACTCAGGGTCAGACTGAACCCATATTTGAGAATCGATCTTATTTGCTAATTCGTCGAATTGTCTTATATTGGATTTCATGTTATTGATAAAATCAGCTTGGTTTATTACTATATTCTCAAGCTTTTTGTTTTTATTGTATAGATTGAATACTATCCAAACTATAATGCTTAGTACCCATACGGATACAGAAATGATTATTGTAGTCATGATTAATTTATTTGTGTTTCAATTTTAGAAGCCATTAAATCGGCTTGGTGTAATATATAAATAAGATTAGATTTGATTTCGAACTCATGGCTGTACGTTACATAGTAAGATTTATTCGATTCTTCGTAAAGGCCATCGTGTAATTTTATAGCTAAATACTCTTTTTCGTTCATTTGTATGCCTGCTTGTTGCAAGTAAAAAAGACTACGGTCCGCTATTCTCATATGTGGAATAGTAGCGTTGTATTTGTAAAACGCGCCCTGTTTTTCTATCTTCCACTGTTCGTCCATTGGTAAATAAAAAGGTTGATCATTAGTACCCAACTTTCCAAGATCGTGGTTTATTGCGCAGAATACAAGTTCGTCTGTTGTGTAGTCTTTCTTTTGACCAAATTTATCCCAAACATTATTAAGTACTAGCGCGGCCTCTGTAACACGAATCACGTGATCCACATAGCCACCAGCAAAACAGTTGTGATGTGTAACTTTAGAAGAAGCTGGACTAGTTGCAAGTGTAAGCTCTATCGACATATAGAACCTCGTTAAAGCATCTTTCCTTGGTTCATCAATGTATTTATCTATAAGAGAATAAAACTTTTGCAGGTTAAGCTGTATCTGTTCTTCAGAT